TAAAAAGATGTAATATTCTTGATAAGAGATCTCTTATCAATATCTTCTTTTAAATATGCTTCCGGAAATTCTGATAGATAAGTCTTTTCAAACTCTTTTACTAAAGCGTATAAAAATAGATTACTAATATTTCTTACAACATCTCCAGTATAATGTGGAGCAGCTGCTGTTGTAACAAATGAATTTTTGTTATATAAGTCACCTAAAGTAGTGTTTCCACTAACACCTCTGGAAACTTCTTCTAATAAATTTCCAGATCTGTTTTGATAAAATAAAATTTCTTCGCCAATTTGGATATATCCATTCTCTTTGGGAAAAGAAGATCCATCCACCAACTCTAAAGTTGTCTCATCAGCAGTAATACTAGATACAATATTAGACTGTTGTTTTAGTAAATTCTTTTCATAAAAATTGATATCTCTATACTTACTTAAGTTGGAGATAATATCTAACGGATTTCCACTAGATTCCTGCTGCTCGTAGTATTTTTCTACGAACTTAGAGAAATTTTCGTACTCGTATTGGATAAACCCTGGGAGTTGGGACTCAATCAGGGACGATAACCTTCTCTTCTTAGGAGCCATCTATATTACTCTGGGTATACCGTGAACTTACTCTTTGATACATCAACGTCCAAGTACAATTCACGTGAAGCGTTGATATCATTTGACTTTGGTTTAACACGAATTTCAATTCTATTATCACTAAAACTACCCTGAATGATAGTTAGGTCATATAACATAACCTCACCTTTTTCATAATTTACATCACCAATAGAATCATTTAATGTAATTTTTTCACTAGTCAAACTGTCTAATCTATATAGGGCAATTACACCATCCCTATCTTCAAAATACACTGTGTATGAAGGAAATTCAGTAACTTTAAACCCGGTTGACATTAGGGTTGGACCATCACACTCTTTATCAAATTCATTTTGAAAACAAACTTCATAGAACGAAGAACTATTAATTTGAGGGAAAACATCTTTCCTCATCATAATAGACGTAGCGTTAGAAGAAATAGAACGATCACTATTATCAATAGTCGATACAAATTTAGAATATCGAAATTTACCTTTAAACTTTTCTACAGTAGATTGTGCCAAATATGTATTGACTCCCGAGATAACTTTATTCTTAATTTCTTCTGGATTTTCTGTTGTAATAGACGTGTTGTAAAAAATATTTGACGTTGCTTCAATATAAAGAATTGAAGGATCAACAATTTCGGGTATTACTGAAGCAATCATGTATTTCTTCAGTTTGTCTACAATATTCTTTTTTGTAGTTGAAGATAAGAAACTCGCTGACTCCGGTTTGATAACAATTTTTACTTTCCCATATTCTGGAGGATCATCCTCTTCACCACCAAAGGTAATGATGTCTGAAATAGCAGGGTATATCTGTCTTATAGCAGAAGCATAGTCGTTAGATGTTACAGCACGATCTTGTGTACTAAAATATTTTGGAGCATTATATTTAATTTTTGAAATTGTTTCAATATCAGCACCACCATTTGCTGTTACCGTTAATGATGAATCAACAGCAATATTATATACAAAACCAATATTACTAAACTTATCAGTTACAACACCATTAAATGTAAAACTTTTTGCTCCATTTGTTGTTGGACCATTAGTAACTAAGTACGAAACTTCAATTTTGCTGGCATTCTCAAGTTTCTTACCTAAAACACCGTCACCAAAAAACAATTCATAACGCTCATCTTCTACTTCATCTAGGAAAAACGCTTTGGATTGTGAATTGACATCAAGAATGTTCTCAGCATAGTCATAAGTGTCGTAGAACGTTGATTGGATACTCTCATACACTTTGACCCTCACAGTGCTCGTATCAACGCCTGGGTTCTGTATAATGAACCTCTGGGAAGGTAATGAAGTATTAACTACAAACGTACTAGTAATTAACGTTCCTTCGTAGATCGGAACGTTATCAAAATAAGCAACACCACCTGAAACTGTTGCTGTCTGGTCTTCAATTGTTACATATGAATAAAGAGTATCATTAAATACCGTTGTGAATCCTGTGCCCTGTTGTAATACAGCAACTTCCGGTGCTGTCTGTGGATATGATGCTGTAAAGGTCACCTGTGCTTCTGGAGCAACCTTTGACTTTGGTCTATACCCTAACTGCTTGGCAAGAGCAATTACGTTATCTCTAAGCGTTGCTGAGTCTAGGAACAACTCATTCACCACCATGTTGGTGTTGAATGCTGTGTAATAAGTATTGTAAGCAAGTGTGTCCAATAGAACACTCATCGCTGATCCTTCAAAATCATACGACGAGAAATCAGACTGAGCTCTTAGATATTCTTTAAGAGCAGTCTTGATTTCTTGGAAGTCTAAATTCGATACCTGTACGTATGATGCCATGGTTACCTAGCACTCTCTAAGAAAAATTCGATGTTTGTTTGTAAATCACTTCTACCACGAATTACATACTCTAGACCAATGTCATAACCATTATCGTCAAAATTGATATCAACATTTAATTGAATAATATCAATTCTACCCTCATATGTTGAAATAGTATCGGTAATTTCATCACGAATTAGTGATGCTGTACCAAAATCTAGTGGTTCAAATAATAAATCACTTAAACCTGTCCCCAGTCCTGAATTAAACAGTCTTTCTCCCTTTTTGGTTAATAAAAGACTCTTAATTGACTGCTTAATATCTGCACTATCTTTTACAACTTGTAGATCCTCAGTTATAGGATGAGGTTTAAAGTTGAGGTTGAAATCCTTGAATGTTTGAAATTCAGGCATGAAGACAGGTTTATTGACTATTTATCTTACTTACCAACAAAACCATCTGCCCATTCTGCCTGGTTGTCAAACTCTTTTTTAGTTTTAGTAACTTTCTTCATCCATTTGTCACTCGCTTGCTGAGTGATGAGTGTCATTCCAGATTCTACGAATTCTTTGCTCTTGTCGGTTGGGGAATTTGCCATTGATAATCCTTTGATACATTTCTTGGTGCCAGTAGTCATAATAATCGGTCTTATGTAACTTTTCACGTGCCTCTAGTAATTTATCATTACGTTGGCACATAATCATGTTATATTTACCAAAATTACTTTGAATACCCATAATATGTGTTGGTTCGTCTTTGTGATCATCCAGAAACACATAATCCGGATGTTTCATGTTAAGTTCATTAACTGTTACTAACATAGAAGCTAACGATACATTATCTTCTACAATAAAGATAATAATGTCCTCTGTCGCGCCTTCTATCAGAGTCACACGGTTCAGAGCACGTTCTTCTATACGTACTGACGCCGAAAAAGCGTAAGGACATATGGCATGACCGCCCAGTTCCTCACGCTTCTTAGAGACATGCTCAATCCATTTTCTTATCTCACTTACCTTGTCCACGATACATCTTCTTTTTGTTGTTTCTGCTCGTAGCAGCATACTTCGTGTGCTTCCCATATCCCTGACGGGATTTCTTGGGAATTGCTTCGATAGTTTGCTGACCGTTCAGTCCGACTTTTGATCTTGCCATAATGATCCTTGAATTACCTCTGTATTATACCATATTCATGATGAACTGCCAATCAAGACAGTGCTTGGACCGTATGGACCAATAAGTGGTCTGCTAGTACCAACCAGTTTTGCCTCATCTCCTGCCACTGCTGGCAATTGACCATTGAAAAATACAGTGGTATTAACAGATGGTACAATGACTCTCACACCTGGTATACATGGAGCAGGAATGAGAGGATTGATCTTAATGCCCTCTACCGTAGCAGGGACTGTAGCAGACGTGTAAAACTGTACTTGCTGTCCACCTATCGTAATATTCGGAGAGACGACTGGAGTCCCTCCTAGTGCCTTAGGAGGATACGTACAATTACCATCTACAGACTGTGTGTCAACCGTTGTCGGTATTACTAACTGTGCCATCCTCTAACCTCCTTAAACGTTCCTCTACTGTGTTCAGATAATCCGTGACTAACATATATTCCCCACCAGGAGGCTTATACATCAGCTTCATGTTGCTCAGATAGGTATTCAGTTCTTCCATCGAATGAAACTTTCTCTGCTCTGGTTGATCCGTCATCTAATACTGTCTCAATGTTTACATCCCCAGGATCTTTCAGTCCTTGGTAATACTCTGTTGCTACATTCTCCATATTATCACAAAATTCATCAAATTGATCAAACATTGTTTCCTGTAATACGCCGTTAGGCGTCCTGAACGTTACTTTGTGTTTCATGACTCGACTTTTGAAGCGGTTTTTTACCTGGGAAATTTTTTATTTTCGAGGTATTCTAAGATCTCGTTTTCCCTTCGTAATATTTATCTCGCTTGGGTAACACTTTGTAGGTTAGGGTAGTGTTGGGTTTTTCGCTAAGGGGCTAGGGCGCTTCAGGGGCTTAGGGGGCATACAGTCCCCCTGCCCCTCTAGTGCATCTGTGCTAGACTGTCACCCGTTGCCCATCACCACAGCGTAGGCACTGGGGCTGCTGATGTGTGCTCTGTCCCTCCATTGCTGTCCTCCTCTCTTGGTTTTAAATCCTACACGCTGGCAGATCAACTCCCCCTTACGTGGGCGGCGTGGGCGAACGGTCTTCATGGTGAAACCTGCTGCTAGGAGCTCTGCCTTAGTCGCTGTCTGAAAGTTCATGATGTGGGTTGCTGTCTTGTATATTGTACCATGGAAGGGGGCGACCCCTTACAGTTCAGCGAGCATCTCATCCATCTCATCGGTGTCTACGTCATCGGACAACCAGGAGATGCCGTCGCCCGTGATGTACTCACCGTACTCATCGATCCAACGCTTTGCCCATGCTCTGTACCCTAGATTCTGGTTTGCTTTGGCGTGACGGTAGATGGTCTCATCGTTGCCGATCCAAAGAGCGACGTTCCATGTGGCGTGGTTTGCCCAACCGTTCATGCTGTGTCCTGTGTTGTGTTCTCTTGTATTGTAGTCGGTAGAGGGGCGCTGCCTAGGCGAGCAATGCCAGTTCCTGAGTCGTCACAGCGTCTGCCTGCTCGTCAGCATAGACCCTCACCCATGGGATGGGGTTGCCTGTGGTGAGACGCCAGATCATCAAGTCTCCCTCTTCTCCTGCTGCTTTCCATTGAGCGGCGATCCGATAGGCACCAGCGATAGAAGGGGTATAGTCAGCACCCCACTCATCAAAGTTACCAAAAGCGACGGGTTGAACAGCGAACATGTGTTTGTTTCTTTCTTTGAATAGTCTACAGGGTCAGGGGAGAGATTAGGCGGCGATCTGTGCCAGGTCCTCGATTGTCCCTCCCATCATGACGCTGTACTGTGAAACGTCTTTCACTTCCATCAGCACGTAATCAAAATCCTGTTGCAATTTTGCCTTGTAGAGGTCGGCAGTGGATTGACAATCGAAGAGGCGAAGAGAATCAAAGGACTCTCCCTCGTAATCAGTGCCACCGATGACGGCGATTGCTTTGGTGCTGTTCATGCTCTCGGTTGCTTTCTTTGAATAGTCTACAGGGTCAGGGTCTAGTGTCTGTCGCTGATGTTCCAGT